GCCCCTCCGGGCTTACTCTTTGTGTACATCATTACACGAGTCTCTGTAGTGCCTTTTGGCACTTCCTAAGACACGTTTGTTGATAACATATTTGAGTGTATGTTATCGACTTAGTGAAACTTATAGTGTAGTATACGTCTGTGAAGACGTTCACTGCCTATAGAGACCGAAGGTTGACGATACGTACATTCAACAGACTGGAGTCTTAGACTCCTTCTATAGCTAGGTTTAAGTACTCACTTAAACCGTACCCGGTGCGACTTAGCTAGTCAATCCGTGCTATAGAGTTATGTGCGTATCATACAATGCATATGAACACTCGTCAGCGAGAGCGACATTTAGGTGGAGACCAAGTTCCGGAATTCCCTCTTACAGGGGTATTCCCTCTTGGTGAAACTCCAACTAATTATCCAGTATGGCCCGCTGGGTCATATACTAAACCTGCATATTACCCAATATACAGGTCGTCTTTCGAAGAGTCATCTATCGAAAGTGGTGGCAGTCGAAGTAGTTGGAATAATTTCCAACACTATAAAATCGACTGTGCGTTGCCTCGTAGTCCCATGTCTGTGTTCACAACCGTCATGGTCGCTTCGCCCCCTTGGGGGCATTCGACCATATGTGACGATTGTTCACTCGCGTGGGCTGACGATGTGTTCGGCGCGGTAGACGCCCCTATAGCGGGGCTGATACCGCTGTACCAGAAGGTGCCCTTCAGTGATCAGTGGGTAACAACCCATCCTTTGATCAACAACTTGATCAATACGGCGCAAGCCGTTATGCTCAAGGAAGTTCGGCCCGACGCTAGTCTGGTTAACTCTATTATTGAGTTGAAAGACTTTGCGTCACTTCGTGGTACAGTACTGGGTATCCGAAGTAGCGTAGATCGATTCATTAATCTTCAGAGAAATCTGAAGCCTGAATTAATTGAAGCTGCTTGGATTCGCGTCAGACGCTATCGGCGTGAAAGCCGATCTACTCTGACCAGTATGCTCAGTTCAATGGCGGATGTCTTCCTTCAATGGAAGTTCAACATCTCACCATTACTCAGAGACATCGAATCCGTTCGACGGACTCTTGAGTCGGCTCGTTCTGAAATAATGAAAATTATTCAGAATGCTGGAATGAAACGGCGTCGTGATTACAACGCCGATCTGACCTCATACTACGTAAATTCTTCGGAAGATACGTCAGGTCAGCTTCGCAATGACTTCGCACGACATACACGTTATGGCGTACATAAGTTCCCTTTAACGGGTCTTACGTACTCACAACGGAATGTAGTGTATAAGCTTGCGAAGTTCCACGCTCAGATTGAGTACAGTCAGTACTTTTCTGAGTGGCAACGTGAGAACGCTGCCTTGCTCGCCATACTTGATCGTCTCGGTTTTATGGCCGATCCGAAGATAGTATGGAATGCAATTCCATGGTCGTTCGTTGTCGATTGGTTCATTGATATAAGTCAATGGCTCAGTCGATATTCGTTCCCATGGATGATGCCGCAAACTGTAGTGCATCGTTGGTGCTGGTCACAACACATTGTACGTGAGACTACTGGGCTTATCGCTCAGGGGTCAGGCGTTGATGTGAAGTTGCTAGGACCAAGACTAACCGCAGTTAAGTTTCTTGAGGAATCTTATATAAGATCCAATAGTAAACTTAACGTTACTAGTGCATTGACGGGCACTGGACTCTCCGCTTCGGAGTTCGTCCTCGGTGCTGCTCTCGCAGGTTCACGCTTGCGTAAGTAGTGTCGTCCGCATCAAGCGCCTACGCTTACGTAGGTAAAGTAAGTCAATAGCAAACGCTATGTTCCCTACTACACTCAATACAAACGAAGTTAAGAACGCGGCAGGCGCAGAAGTTGAATTCCAGCGCATTGTCGGTCCCGGTAACATCAACGGGCTCGTGTACTCCCAAATTGGAGAACTGCCCGCGTATCCCGTTCGCTTGGTCTTAAACCACCAAGAGATCGGGTCTGGCACAAAACGTCGTCGTCGTTCGCGCGTCGGCTTTTCCAGCTCAGTCGCTGGTCAAATCGATACGTTGACGCCGGCAGTTTGCCAGGCGTATGCTGTTCTTGATTGCCCTATTGGCAACTTGAACTCCAATACGCTGCTACTCAATACAATGGCCAATTTGGTCTCACTGCTTGCCTCGAGAGGGGCGAGTACGACCATTTTGTACGATTGTACTGGGGTTGGTGCGGAGGCGTTGGTCCAAGGTTCTCTGTAGAACCGGCCAATTGTTCCATGGAAGCTAGGATTCGAAAGAACCTAATACTTCTGTGAACTTCGCCTTAACGTGTAGTAGTGTGGCATAGCTCTAGGAGTTAATCCTTATGGTTAACGAGAAGAGCCTAGATGAGTACGTAGTAGTCATCACCGCATTACTACACGACGTGCAAACGTTGTGTAGTGATGTCTTTAGTAAACGAGCTGAACGATTAACGGTCCAAAAGATCATTAAACGTTCAACTTCCGAGGGTAGTGGCTTCTTCACGAAGACACTACCACGTCTCTGCAAAGCCTTTGATAGGGCTTTAACAGGTGACGATACGTTCGACGCTAGCAGTTTAGGATTTAAACCCTATACTGATAGTAAGCTTCCCATCTTTTTGGGTGAGCTATTCGCACGTGTTATGTCACACGACGGCAAGGTACTAAAACATCCTTGCACTCGTAGTATCCAACTGATAAGGATGGTAACGCTTGCATTTTACAAATACAAGCTTCCTTACAGTGTAGCTCAGACAATGGACGTCATTACAGCTTTTCAAAAGGCTGAATATGAAATCCAAACATACAACAAAGTATTCTGCGAAGTCGCAGATCTCTTGGATAGCAAGGCTGCTGTCCATGGCGATCTGCCTGATTATTCAGTTTCTCACGAGAGTGAGAAAAGACCGAGCGGGAACTTCGTTCTCTTGTCACGCGCCATGTCCCAAATCGATCCGTGGCTTCCTTTGCAAGATTTGCCCGGTTGGCAAACTTGTGAAGGAAGACTAAGATCCATTAGTGTGATAAGACGCGCAAGAGCAGCCCTTAACGAGCTGTTCTTATCGTTTGATCCGTTGGATATATATCCTAAACATGGACCAGGTGCTGTCTCTACGAAAGAGAAGCTCTGGTTCAAGTATACGTTTAGGAATGTATCGCCTCGGATCACGCAAATGTGGCCCTTAGATGCATATTATTATGCGTCTACTGGTCATGTATGTGATGAGTATCGTAATATTACGATATCTCAGAACGAATCCTCTGCCAAGGTTGTCCTTGTGCCAAAGGATAGTCGCGGACCTCGCTTAATATCTTGCGAACCACTTGATTTTCAGTGGATTCAACAAGGATTAGGTAAGGCCATTGTAGACCACGTCGAACAGCATCCTCTTACGAGGTATTCTGTTCGATTCACAAATCAACAAACCAATCAATTCGGTGCCTTGTTAGGCTCGGTGACTGGTGAATACTCGACCTTAGACCTCAAAGAGGCCTCTGATCGTGTAACTGTTGGTTTGGTCCGTTTGCTGTTTCCGAGTAAAGTTGTACCTTACTTGTTAGCAGCGCGGAGTCTGAGCACCGTTCTACCTAGTGGGGAAAGGATATACCTGTCCAAATATGCTCCAATGGGGTCAGCTTTATGCTTCCCCGTGTTGGCGCTTACTGTTTGGGCAATCCTCTACTCATTAGATGAACCGCAATGGATACCGGGATCTTCGTCTAAGCAGCGATGCTGCGATGAAGATCTTGCTGTGTACGGAGATGATGTGATTGTTAAGACAGCGAAAGCTGCACGTGCAATCGAACAACTCGAGTTGTTTGGCCTAAAGGTAAATCAACATAAGAGTTGCGTAAGTGGATTCTTTCGCGAATCCTGTGGCGTTGACGCCTACCAAGGCGTCCGTGTCACGCCTGTCTATTTCAGACAGCGCTTACCATCATTGAACAATAGTAGCCCCGAGAGCTATTGTGCGTGGATTAGTTATGCTAATTCACTATACGAACGCTCGTGTCATCATACATTCAAGGTCATTTCGGAGATTCTTTACAGAATCTACGGGACTATACCTTCAAAGGCGCAGTGTACTACTGCTCCTCATTTGTATGAAACACCGGATACCTGGCGCCCTCTAAGGAAACGTTGGAACGTGGATTTGCAAAAATCCGAGTACCTCGTTTTATCACTTAAGGCGCAAAAGCAGTTCAAGATTATATCTGGTTGGAAGATGCTTTTGAGATGGTTCTCTGAGCATCCCAACAAGGGAAATCTTGCTGCTTCCCATACAACTCACAAGGCAATAAAACCTTTGTGGGTATCAGGCAAAGAAGACGTGGATAATATATTCATTTCTTCTGGGTCACCTCTCAAACGAGAGGCTGTCGGCCAGTACACGGAGCGACGCAAGATTAAACTCTTACGTTGCTGGCGATGACTAGTTGGGAGGTTCACAAACCTCTCTCAAGGCACC